ATAGAATAGTAGGTGATGATGGAGACCCATTGTACTTTCAATATTCAGATGCTACGTTACAAATTTTAAGTAGTAACTATAAACCAAGTATTCATGTGAATTTTAAAGATGCATTTCCTGTCGCACTCTCAACATTAGACTTTGATGTCACGACTCGTGATTACAGTTTCTTCACTGCGTCAGTAACTTTCAAATATACCATATATAATATTACTGACCCAAGTGGTAATCGAATAGATAATTTTCCAAAAAAATAATTTTACATGATAAATCTTGATAAGATTCAGTCCATGTGGCAAGAGGACTGTAAGATTGATATTGACAGTATGCATGAAGAATCAATAAAGATTCCACAACTTCATTCTAAATATCATGAGATGTTGAACAATTTAATACTATTGAGAACCAACGCTCAAAAGATACAAAAGAGTGTTCGTCATCAAAGATATGAATATTACTCTGGTAAGGCAGATCCAGAGGTATATGAGAAAGAACCTTTTCCAAAAAAGGTGAGAGATAAAGATGCATTGATGAGATACATGGATGCTGATGAGAGATTAACAGAAGCAAATCTTAAAGTTGAATACTACAATGTAATGATAAATTATATTGAGAGTATTCTTAAACAGATATCAAATCGTACATATCAAATTAAAAACTCAATTGAATGGCATAAATTCCAAGCTGGATTTACATGATGGAAACAAATTTTATACAGTCATATGATGATGTTTTTTCATCATCTCTTTGTAATAATATCATTGAAATATATGAAAGACTATGGAGAGAGAAAGAAGAACAAATAAAAAAAATGAGTCTCTGCTACAGTGAAGAGGGAGAAAAACTTTGTGGTGCTTGTGATTGTCAAAGACTTGATATTATGCAACATCATGAATTTAACGAACCATTTAAACTTGTCATGAATGGAATTCAATCTGCAATTAATCAATATAAAAAAGATACTAGATTACACTCATCTCAATGGCCTGAGAAACATGGGTATGAACATTTACGAGTCAAAAGATATTTGTGTGATGATAATCAACAACATGATTTTCATACTGATGTAACTAATGTTGAATCAACTAAAAGATTTTTAGCTATAGTTTGTTACTTAAATGATGACTTTAACGGAGGTGAAACTATATTTCCTCAATTTGGTTTACAGGTAAAACCAAAGAAAGGAACGGTTCTCTTATTTCCTTGCACATGGAGTTATCTACATAAAGGCAATCCTTCAACAAATGGATATGCAAAATATATATTAGGTTCATTTCTAAATTATATGAATCATCAACGGTTTGACCGTATTGGAGATAAAAATTTAGGTATTGAAAACATATGACACACCTAATTATAAAAAAGAAAAATGAGGTTTTTGTTACGATAGATTCGGAACAATATGTGTATCATGAGTTATCTGATCATTTTACATTTGAAGTTCCTGGCGCCAAGTTTATGCCACAATATCGTAATAAGTATTGGGATGGAAAGATAAGGTTATATGACATGAGAAAAAATGAGATTTATACTGGACTTGTAGATAGAGTTATATCATTTTGTAATCGTAAAGGATATACCTATGAGTTTGAGGGAAGTAAATTTTATGGATTACCACTCGAAGAGAATGAATTAATATCGCCAGAAGGTGTGACTGATTACACAAAGAGTATATCAAAACATAAACCCAGACCATATCAGATTATGGGTATTCATGATGCACTTAGACATAATCGCAAATTATTACTATCACCAACTGCATCTGGTAAGTCATTAATGATATATGCCATCACAAGATATCATGTTGAACACAGTCGTAGAATTTTAATTGTAGTTCCAACAACCTCTCTTGTTGAACAGATGTACAAAGACTTTGAAGATTATGGTTGGGATGTTGAGAAACATTGTCATCGTGTTTATGCTGGAAGAGATAAGATAAGTGATGATAGTGTTACAATCACTACATGGCAGTCAATCTATAAACTAGATCGAAAGTATTTTAATAACTTTGATGTAGTGATTGGAGATGAAGCACATCTATTTAAATCAAAATCTTTAGTGAGTATCATGACAAAGATGCTTGATTGTAAATATCGTTATGGATTTACAGGAACACTTGATGGAACACAAACACACAAGTGGGTATTAGAAGGATTGTTTGGCCCTACCTATAAGATTATTCGTACAGATGAATTAATGAAGAAAGGATATCTATCAAAATTAAATATCAAAGTTTTAACTCTTAAACATCCAGCAAGAAAGTTTGAGAACTATGAAGATGAAATACAATATTTAATCACACATACACAGAGAAATAATTTTATTAAGAACTTGACTCTTGATCAAAAAGGAAATACATTGATATTATATACAAGAGTTGAGACACATGGACTTCCTCTGTTTGATCTCATAAATAGTAACAAGGAAGAAAACAGAAAATGTTTCTTTGTTCACGGAGGAGTTGACACTGAAGATCGAGAACAAGTTCGCACAATCACAGAGAAAGAAGAAAATGCAATCATCATTGCCTCTTACGGCACCTTCTCAACAGGAATTAACATTAAAAATCTTCACAACGTCATATTCGCATCACCAAATAAATCAAAAATCAGAAACTTACAAAGCATAGGTAGAGTTTTAAGAAAGGGTGACAATAAAATTAAAGCAACTTTATTTGATATTGCTGATGATATTACATACGGTTCTTCTAAAAACTATACTTTAAATCATATGATGGAGAGAGTTAAGATATATAACGAAGAAAATTTTAATTACGAAATGCTTACGATACCTTTAAAAAAATGTCAAATAAATTTTTAGCAGTTGTAAAACTAAAAACAGGTGAAGAAGTAATTGCAAAAGTTGAACTTTCACCAGAAGCTGATGTAATATCTTTAGATTGTCCAGCAATGATTGGACACTCAAGTTTTTCACGCAAGCCTGGAATCAGTGTTATCAAAATCGAACCTTGGATTAAAACAGGTCGAGAACAGACATATATAGTGGAGATGAGTAATATTATCACAACATGTGAGGTTTCTGATAAAGAAGTTATCAAAGCATATAATAAGTTTGTAAAAGCATATTATGATACTGAAGATGTTATTAAGAAACCAAAACCAAAGATGACAAAGGAAATGGGTTACATATCTAATGTCAAAGATGCCCGTAAAAGCCTAGAGAATATATTTAAGAATAGCTAATCTCTCCCTTTGAACCCTTACAGAGTTATTGTAATGCTTTTTTGAGGTATTGTCAAGCGTTGTAAAATAGTGTATAATAATATTATGAAAGATAAACATTATCAACACATTTCATGGCAAGAAAAAGATCAGAACACTATGTAAACAATAAAGAGTTCCTCGCCGCTATTATTGAGTACAAGGACAAAGTTGCCTTGGCTGCAGATAGAGGTGAAACAAAACCTGTTATACCAAGATATATTGGCGAGTGTTTTTTAAAAATTGCAACTCATTTATCCTTTAAACCTAATTTTGTAAATTACATGTTTAAAGATGATATGGTATGTGATGGTATTGAAAATTGTGTTCAATATATTAATAACTTTAATCCAGAGAAATCTAAGAATCCATTTGCTTACTTTACACAAATTATACATTATGCATTTCTTAGAAGGATACAAAAAGAAAAGAAACAATTAGAAATTAAAACTAAAATTATTGAAAGATCTGGTTACGAAGAAGTGTTCACTGTTGATGGAGACATGTCGGGAACAAGTTCAGATTATAACCAAATTAAAGATTCAGTGCAAACAAGGATGAACTATCAGTGAGTGTAAAATATACTTTAGCAAATATTTTTCCCTCACCTGTTCATATTTTTGACACTGATGGATTTGATGAGTTTAAAGATAATTTAATTTTTCAAGTTTATAAATTAAGAGAACAAGATCCAAAAGGACATAGTATTTCAAATCGTCATGGTTGGCAATCAAAAGGTTTTCAGTTGTCCGATATGAATAATTTACTTCATTCAACAATTCTTAAAGGTTTAGGTTCATTTCCTTCAATCAAAAACACAACTGAGATGAGAGCCAGTGCTTGGGTTAATATTAATTATCCTAACTCTTATAATATTTTGCATAGTCATCCCAATTCACACTTGTCTGGTGTAATGTGGATCAAAGCTCCTAAAGATTGTGGGGTAATATCATTTGATAATCCAAATGGACATCAAACTTATACCGAGATAAATTCTTATGATCAAAAATTTAACGATGAATATTTTATTCATCATGCTTATTGGCTTCCTCCAATAGAGGGTAGAATGATAGTTTTTCCATCTCATTTGCAACATCAAGTTAAGGAGAATAAATCTAATGAAGATAGAATATCAATATCGTTTAACGTAACTTTAACTAATCCCACTCAAGGTAGATTTTCTTAATATGAAAATAGCTATTATCACAGACCAACATTTTGGTGCAAGAAAAAACTCTAAACTCTTTCATGATTATTTTCTAAAATTTTACGAAGATGTATTCTTTCCAACTTTAATTAAAGAAGGAATTACTACTATCGTTGACATGGGTGATACATTTGACAGTCGTAAAGGTGTTGATTTTGTATCGTTAGAATGGGCAAAGAATCATTATTATGATAGGTTAGCAGAATTAGGAATCACTGTTCACACAATCATAGGTAATCATACAGCTTACTATAAAAATACAAATGATTTGACAGGTGTTGGTCTTTTTCTAAGAGAGTATGATAATATTAAAATATATTCAGAAGCAGAAGAAGTTAGAATAGATAAGACAAAATTTTTATTTGTACCTTGGATTAATCCTGAGAATCAAGATAAAACTTTTGAATTGATTGAAGAGAGTGATTCTCCATGTGTGATGGGACATCTTGAATTAAATGGATTCATGGCAACTCGTGGTCATTTCATGGAACATGGTATGGACGCACATGTTTTTGATAAGTTTGATAAAGTTTATTCTGGACATTATCATATGAGGTCGAATAAAGATAATATCTTTTACTTAGGAAATCCATATGAAATGTATTGGAATGATGTCAATGATCGAAATCGTGGATTTCATTTATTTGATACGGATACTTTGGTTCACACACCAGTGAATAATCCATATCAAATGTTTCATAATTTATATTATGAGGATACGCCACATCAAATGTTAGATATTACGAAATACG